TTGGAAGAGTTCTGCTCTTATCTACAGACGGCTCAAGACCGTGAGGAAATACTGTTACGCAAACCGTATACAGATGAGGAAGAGGGCAAGACGTACTTCAGGCTCAAGGATTTCGAAGCGCACTTACGCAAGAACAAATTCTTTGAGTACAAGTCGCACAAGGTGGCGCAGCGTCTGCGCGACATAAATGGCGACAGTACCGTCCTGAAGATCAAGGGCCGCTCTGTTCGTGTCTGGTGCATACCGTCTTTTGAGAAAGGCGACATGGATATCAAGGTGCCACAATTTGGCGGGGAGTCTCCGTTTTGAACGATTTTAAGCAAAAACGAAACAAAGAGATCGTCCGTATGATCGACGAGGAACTCATGACCGCAACGGCTGTGGGCAAGTGGTTCAACATCTCAAAGCAACGCGTGTCGCAGATATATAACAGGGAAAAGCAGCATGTTCAGAATATTCGGACCCCCGGGGACGGGCAAGACAACGACACTACTCAACATGGTGGACAAGGCTCTTGAAGAGGGCACTCCGCCCATGGGCATTGCCTTCCTCGCGTTTACCAAAAAGGCCGCAACTGAGGCCAAGGAACGCGCGGCTGCCCGCTTTAACCTAGACCCGAAGAAGGACCTGTTTTACTTCCGCACACTGCATAGTCTTGCTTTAACGCTTTCTGACATACGCCCCGAACAGGTGATGCAGCCAGAAAACTATCGTGAACTGAGTAAGGCTATCGGCATAACGCTACAGTCTGGCGCAAAGCCCGACATAGAAGACGATCTGGCGGACATGGTAAATCAGCATGACCCCATCATCGGCCTAATCAACCTAGCGCGGATCAAAAAGACCGACCTGCGCGAAGAATATAACAGAAGCGATCTGGAAGAAGATTGGAACACGGTAAACTTTGTGGCAAAAAGTCTCCTTGCCTACAAGAAGGGTAACAACCTTTTCGACTTCACCGACATGCTGCAAAACTTTGTAGACGACAGCCACCGCTTCTGCCCACGCTTTAGCCTATGCTTTCTCGACGAAGCGCAGGACCTGTCACCCCTACAGTGGGATATCGCCCACCTAATCGAACAGAAGGCCGACCGCATGTACTGCGCAGGGGATGACGACCAAGCCATCTACCGTTGGGCAGGGGCTGACGTGGATCACTTCATCAACCTAGACGGGCCGTCCGAGACACTTTCTAAGTCGTACCGCATTCCGTCAACCGTACACGGTATAGCCGAGGGTATATCCAAGCGTATACACAGGCGTTACCCCAAGCGATACGAGCCGAGAGAAGAACGCGGAAACTACTCACGGATCACCGACGTGTCTGAACTGGACATGTCCCGCGGCTCTTGGCTCGTACTAGCCCAAGCAGGATACCTGTTGCAGCCCGTCGCTGCCGACCTACGCTCCAACGGACACCTGTTTACCTATCGCGGCTCACGGTCCATTGGCGAGAAACTAAGTGACGCCGTCAACGGGTGGACCGACCTACAGAAGGGCCGCACTGTGTCAGGCAAAACAGCCCGCAACATCTACAGCTACATGTCTACAGGCAACCGCATTGCACGGGGCTACAAGAAACTTACAGGCGTAGAGGACACAGACGAACTCAGCTTGGCGCACCTACAGTTGCACCACGGGTTAGCCGCCGACGAAAACATGATCTGGTCAGAGGCCATGGACCGCATACCAGACAAAGACCGAGCCTATATCACCGCGCTATTGCGCCGTGGCGAGAAGTTCAATGGGACGCCCCGCATCACAGTGTCCACGATCCACGGATCAAAGGGCGGCGAGGCCGACAACGTAATCTTGTTTACTGACTTATCCGCGGCAGCGGACGAGCAGCTTAAACATAACCCCGACGACATACACAGAGTGTTCTATGTAGGTGTAACGCGGACCCGCAGGAATTTGTTTGTCGTTGAACCAGAAGACGCGCAGAGGAGTTATCCGTTATGAACTGTTGGCATTGCAAAACAGAACTAATCTGGGGCGGCGACCACGATTGTGACGTAGAAAGTTACGACGTTGGAATAGCCGCTGACGATGGCGAAGATTTAGAACTCATGCACGAAGAATACAGCATGGTCACAAATCTTACATGCCCTAACTGTAATTCACTTCACTTAGTTTACTACCCTGTGCAGGAGACTGTGCAATGAGTTGGGATTACTACTGGGCAGTCAGGGACGACGGTTTGTACATCTGGGAAGATAATGTCAAAATAGCAAAAATACCCCCAGAACAATTCGTCTTTATAATGGCCGATATGGCGCAACATCTAAAATGGCAGGTTACAGATGGCACTACAAATGGCAATGTTCGCTCCCAAGAGCGAGTGGGTTCCACCCCACGAACTACCCGACATAACGAACGCGAAGAAAATAGCGATTGATGTCGAGACACGCGACCCTAATCTAAAGCAGAATGGGCCGGGATGGGCCACTGGCGACGGCGAAGTTGTAGGCTACGCAATCGCCGTGGACGACTGGTCTGGATACATACCAATTCGGCACGTTGGTGGCGGCAATCTCGACGAGAAAATAATCAACCGTTGGCTCAAAAAGGTATTCGAATGCCCCGCCGACAAGATCATGCACAACGCTCAATACGACATGGGTTGGATACGTCGCATGGGCTTCGACATAAAGGGCAAAGTGTACGACACCATGGTCCTCGCGTCGCTACTCGACGAGAACCGTTTCAGCTACAGCTTGAACGCACTCGCCTACGAGTATCTAAACAAGACCAAGTCAGAGAAACTTCTGACAGAAGCAGCGCAAGCGTTTGGCCTCGACCCAAAGGCTGAGATGTACAAGATGCCCGCTATGTTTGTCGGCCCCTACGCCGAAGTAGACGCCGAGGTTACACTCGAACTCTACAACTTCCTGCGCGTTAAAATAGAGCAGGACGGGCTAGGACAGATCATGGACCTCGAAACACGGCTCTTGCCCTGCTTGGTGGACATGACATGGCGCGGTGTCCGCGTTGATCTGGACAAGGCCGAGCGCACACGGAACGCGCTCCTCAAGCGTGAGAAAGAAGTTTTAAAAAATATCAAGAAGCTTGCGGGCTTTGATGTAGAAATCTGGGCAGCCCAATCGATAGCCAAGGCATTCGATGCACAGGGTCTGACCTACGACAGGACCGAGAAAGGGGCACCGTCCTTTACAAAGTCCTATCTTTCCGACCACCCACACGCTCTACCGCAATTAATTGTCGAGGCGCGTAACCTGAACAAGACGTCTGGTACGTTTATCAATACGATCCTCAAGCACTGTCGGTCTGATGGACGCATCCACTCGCACATAAACCAGATCAGATCGGACGATGGCGGAACGGTTTCGGGGCGCATTTCGATGAACAACCCCAACCTACAACAAATCCCCGCCCGCGACCCAGAGTTGGGTCCCATGATCCGCAGCCTGTTCTTACCAGAAGAGGGCGACCAGTGGGCGGCAATTGACTTCTCGCAACAGGAACCACGCATCTTGGTTCACTATGCACATGTGTTTGGTGAACAGCGGGGGCAACCGTTGCGCGGGGCCAAAGAGTTTGTTGACCGCTACAACCAAGACCCAAGCACAGACTTCCATACGATGGTATCTGAGATGACCAACATCTCTCGTAAGCGGGCCAAGACGGTGGGTCTGGGCATTCTGTACGGCATGGGCGTCAACAAGCTTGCGGGCGAGTTGGACGTGCCCGTGGACGAGGCCAAGGATGTCTTGAAACATTTCAACGAGACACTGCCGTTTGTTAAGGGACTGTCGATGGGCGTGATGAACCGCCTGAACCAGAAAGACAGTAAGGGCGAACTGCGTTCTCTACTGGGCCGTCGCTGCCGTTTTAACCTTTGGGAGCCTGATACGTTTGAAATGAACAAGGCGTTACCTTACGAGGATGCGGTCAAAGCATACGGCGACACGGTGCGTTTGAAGCGGGCATACACCTACAAAGCTTTGAACCGTTTAATTCAAGCGTCTGCCGCGGACATGACCAAAAAGGCCATGGTGGATATCTACGAGCAGGGCATGTTGCCCATGATTCAGATACACGATGAGATCGCCATGTCGGTGAAAAATCGCGAAGAAGCAGAAAACATTTCTCAAATTATGCAAAATGCGATACCATTAAGCATACCCAACAAATGTGACGTCGAGGTAGGTCCAAGTTGGGGAGAAGCAAAGTAGACATTTCCTTACCTCTCGTTTTACCTCGCAACTAGCCGCGGTTTGCTCCATCACCGCGGCTTTTTTCTTGCCTTTCCCATAGTATCCTATATATTCTTACACAAATAGTGAAAGGACAGCGGATGAATACGGAGAAATGGAAGAGCGTTCTGGTTCCAATAGAAGTATATCGTGAGATCAAAGACATTGCTAAGTCTGAAGGACGCACGATCAGCGGACAATTACGCGTAATGTTCGAAATATATAAAAAAGCGGTTGACGCCTAGTATATTATCGCATATGTAAAAGACACCTCATGAATGAACTAAGAGCCTCGGACTTCGGTCTGGGGCTTTTTTCTTATCTATAGGGTTGACAAAGTCCCATACATTCGCTAGATATCAAAAACGTTTTAATTTTATGAGGGTAAAATGCCACAATACGAAATCATCCGCCATTATCAAAAATGCGACGTACACGTCGTTAACGCCAAAAGCGAAGCAGAAGCCCGTTGGCGCGTCCTGAACCGCGGCGCAGGGTTCAAAAACTCTTTCGACAGCGAAGATGATCTAGTCGAAGTCAAAGTAATCAACCCCGAGTTCGAAGAGGAGTTGGACGATGATGTATAAAGTGACGCTTGAAATGTATGAATATATCGAAGCGGACAGTCCCGAAGAAGCGAAACAAAAGTTCCGCGATAACTTCGACTGGGTAGATATTGATTACGGCACATATCATATCGAACCCGATACTCGGAAGGTGGTGAAAGATGCCTAAAGTTCGCGCAACAGCCGACATGATTAGTTTCATGGATTGGGAAGGCTATGTACCAGACGACATCCCAGAAGATCAGTGGTGGCGTTGGATTAAAGAAAACATCGAAGGCAGCGAGTTTAACGACAGCGGCGTCGGTGATTGGGTTTGGAATACAGATGTGGAGAAGTTGGACGATGATGGACAATAATACGTTGCTTATACAATCGTTGGAATATTGGGCGAAGCTGTTTCGTGATGGGCTTTTGTCTGACGAATTTGCGCAAGATATTGCGCACGTTCTTGAGGATAAGGCTCACGACCTGAGATTGGAGCAAGAAGATGCTGTATAAAATTATGAGATTTGAAACATACCATGTGTTGATTGAAGCCGAGAGTGAGGTGGACGCGATGGATAAGCTGTACGAGATGGACCAAGGTAAGTGGACCAGTGACCCTGATGCTACTGAGGTTTGGGCAGAGGAAGCGGATTATGTCTAAGTTACCTTTGTATCAAGAGCAGTTGGAAAACTTCATCT